GAACTTATTTCACGAGTTAGCTCAAAGAGGCAAAGATCCTAATCAAAAAGATTACGAGTTCTTTCACTACACTTCATTTGATAATCCCTATTTAGATCACGATGCACTAGCTGAAGATATGAAATCAATGCCTCAGGCTGTTATTCAGCAAGAGATCTACGCTGAGTTTCTTGAAGATACTGGCGTGGTATTTAGAGGTACTAAAGAGATAATGACCTCTCAAAAACAGCAACCAATTCCAGGCCATATTTATGTAATGGGAGTTGATCTAGCTAAAGTACAAGACTTCACCGTAATTACAGTTTATGACAGACGAAATAATCATCAGGTGTTTCAGGATAGATTTAACCTGCTTGATTGGCCACTACAAAAACAAAAGATTAAAGTAATAAGTAGAAAATATAATAATGCTCTAGTAGTGTTAGATGCTACAGGACTAGGTGATCCAATCGCAGATGATCTTATAAGAGACAACATTCCAGTTGAACCATATAAGCTAACTAATCAGTCAAAGAAGGAATTGATTGAGAAGCTAATTATTTGGATTGAACAGCGTAAAATGAGAATGTTGCCACTAGAGGAAACGCTTGCAGAATTCTCAAATTTCACTTATGATGTCACAAACAGAGGACGAGTCACATATAACGCTCCTGTTGGATTTCACGATGATATTGTGATTTCTCATGGTTTAGCTATATGGGGACTTAACCCAGTCATCAAAGAAGGAAAATCAAAGCCTGTTTCATTAGTACGTCAAGAGTATTTAAGAAAATTAAAAGGAACTAAAGATGAAGAAGATTACTTCTAACGATGCGCTATATTATACGGAAGATCTATTAAACAGATCTTTCATTCAATTTGTATTACTAGGACAGACTGCCAAAGACGTTATGGCTGGCTTTCACAACGACATAGGCGAGAAGGTCACGCTTGGCGTGCTTAGAAAAGATTACACCGAGAGCGGATCTAGGATACTTAAATCAGTATTACCACGTGATAGCGATATCACTAAGAACTCAATTAGCTTTATCTATGGTGAAACACCTGTAAAAATTAAGATCATTGATAGAAACTACGCTTTCTTTAAACACCCAGAACACATCATTCACAAGGTATCAGACTTTTGTATTCCAAACCCATTTAATAATTATTGGAAAGCACGCAATTTAGTGCAGTAAGGAAATATGGAAATAAAACAAAAAAGACCAAATATAGGACTAAACAAAACACAACCGCAACCAGGAATATCTCCACCAATAATGATGGATGACATAGCAAGGGGTAATGCTGGAGTTCCTGGAATGTGGAATGAAAACACTGGTCGAGTAAATCCAATTAGAACAATAACACCAGGACAAACTAGAACAACACAACCGCAACCAGGAATATCTCCAAGAGTAAAAATTAATTCTGGATTAACACCAAGTAATCCAAATGCAAGAAATACAGCAGCACTTATTCCTATTAGCGGAATTCCTGGAGCTAGTTTTTCAGATGGATCAAAACAAAATGTTTTTTATAATGGTAAACTTTATCCAGCAGACATATTTTTTTCAACAATAATGGGAGCTGGTGGATATAAACAACAGCCAAATATAAGTCCACAACAATCAGTGCAGCCACAAGTTCAACAACAGACTTCTGTTGCTTCTCAGGCATTACAACAAATGAAGACAAATCCAAATATTGCAAGTTTGATTGAATTAGCTAAATCATTAAATGGATAAAATATAAGGAAAAAATGAATAAAACAATTAAACTATTTGAAAAACATTATAAAATGTTGCTTGATAAAAAAGATGCAAGATCATTACCAATGAAAGTGTTAAGGATAGCCATAGACAATGTTAAGTTAGAATTACAAAAGGAGTTTGTACAATGACAGAAATACTATTAACCATCATTCTTTTAGCCTTTATGGGTTATCACGCTTGGTACGTTCACGAACACGATAAACAGATAAAATTATTGACTAAGGCTGTTATAAGTAAAGATTTGACAGAATTGAATAATTCAGAGATTATAGAGAAGACACCTGCGATTAAGAAAAAGGCTGACGAGTTCATTCCTTTTGAAGAATTGTCTGATAAGCAATTTGAAAAAATAATTAAGCAGGAGAAATAATGGCAAAAAAAAACAACACTGAGAAACTTGGAACAAAACAAGTTTACAGAGCAATAGAAAATCAATTAAACACATATCAGACACAACGAAAATCATTTGAGCGTAGATGGTACGACAATAACTTTTTTGACGATGGTTTTCACTTTCGCTTCTTGAGTAGAAGAACTGGCAAGATCATGGATCTCAGTGCTGGTGCAACGCAAACAAGCCCGAAACGAGCTATCCCAAAGGCTAGCAGACAGATAAGAGGTATTGCTAACCTATTACTTGGTCTTGATCCACATCCAGTCATATATCCTGAAGAAGTAGTTAAATCTAGTTTTACTGATCTTAATGGTCAAATTAACGAACAAATGTACGAGCAAGCTAGAAAAGTAGCTGGACAAATTGCTCAAAAGATTGGCCACTGGATTACTGAAGAATGGGAAGATCAAGAACTTATTGACAAACTTACCCACATGTTAATCCTCTCTGCTAAACATGGAGTTTCCTACATTCAAATCCTACCCGATCCAATTGAAGAAAAGATTAAAACCGAAGTCTGTGATGCCTTTGATATTTATTTAGATGGCACACTAACTGAGATTTATGACTCTCCTTCAATAGTTAAAGCTAAACCCTGGCTAATTGCCAAGATTAAAGCCAATGAAGAATTTGATGAAGCTGCAGTAGAAGCTATTAGCCCAGATAACAAGTACGCCTCATCGGAAGTTAAACAAGCCTACATGAACGCTAGGTTTGGTCAATTCTCAGTAGCTGAACAAACTCAAACCCTAATTGTTAAAGAAGCATTTATTAAAGAATACCTAAGTGATGAAAACAAGAAACGAGTTAAACAACTTCAAAGCGGAGATGTTTTAGCCGATAAGAAGAACGGTGATATGGTGATGCGCCATACCTTTAGTACATCAAACGGTACTTTACTAGATGAATATATTGATTTACCAGAATACCCATTTGTAGACTTTAGATATGAGCCAGGACTAATTTATCAAGTGCCTCAAATTGAACGCTTTAAAGAAGCTAACAAGTCACTAGATATTGCAATGAGTCGTGTAGAAGGCTTTGCTAACACCATGATTACAGGTATCTACCAGAAGCGTAAAGGAGAGAACTATCAAATCTCTAACATTCCAGGTGGACAAGTTATTGAATACGAAGGTCAGCCATTAATTCAAATGCAACCGACTAGCGTACCACCATTTATGTTTAACTATATGCAAATGCTCAATCAAAACATTGAGGAGCAGGGAGCTAGTGCATCAGCACTCAATCAGCTACCAAGCGGAGTCAAATCAGGTGTAGCTATTGAATCGGTTAAACAAAGCGAATACGCTAACTTAAAGATACCTACTAACTACTTTAAAAAGACAGTTAAGAGAATTACAGAACGCTTGCTTGATGCAGCTTCTAAATCCTTTATTGATCCACAAACAGTTTATTTACTAGATCAAGGAGAGCCAGACTACTTCTCAGTTATTGGTGAAAAAGGTGCTGAAGCTAGGGAAAAAGCAGGTTTAGGCATAGGACAAGATACAGTAGTTATTAAAAGTGATTACAAAGTTAAGATTGAAGTTGAACCAGCTCTAGGCTTTACTATGAGTGGTAAAAAAGACACCATGCTACAAATTGCAGACTTTATGCGAGGACTAGCACAAGAGGGTTATCTAACACAAGATGCAGTCAAAGAAGTTATCGGTAAATTCCTAGAAACATTTAACTATGGATCAACACAAGAATTTATGGATGCTATGGAAACTGGCACACAATCTAATCCGCTAAACGAACAGCAACTAACTCAAATGAAGATCGCTATAGTTGAAGCTATGAAAGATGCTGGAGTAGTTGGCAACGACACTACAGATCAAGACATACAAAAGACTAAGATCGGAGTAGTAGAAGCACTGCGAGATATGGGAGCTTAATGACTAAAGGTTCAAAAAAACACAAGAAGGTTATCGCTATTGCGCTATCTAACGCTAAGAAAAAAGGTAAGAGCTACGATAAAGATGTAGTTAGTATGGCACTACGAAAGGCAAAATGAGAAAAGTATTTCTTAAATACGGGTTTATCTTTGAACCAACTGACACTTGGCCTACTCAATCTAATTTTGAAGATGATATGTCTCATTTCTTTAACTCTAAAGGGTTTAAAGCTGAGATTGTTGAAACTGCTCAAGGTCAAGAAAATGTACCTGTTATATATTTAACTAAAGTAAACCAACAGGCAGCTGAAGCTGATATTGAATTCAAGGAAGAAGATGGCAAACCAACAAGCTAGACAAGATGATAGTAAATTTACAGCCTTACTAGGTCATTCAAGTATTGCTGATCCTAGTGAAACAAGGAGAGTATTAGCTACTGATGGAGCATTACATGTTTCACCAATACAAACAACTAATCCGACAGAGGGAAACAACCCATCGCTCTCAC